GTCCCTTTGCAGGGACTGCGCGGGCGTAACTGCCCGACCTCTCGGAAGGTTGGCACCGAACCGAGAGGTCCTTTGATCATCTGACAGGACGTCAGATGGCCTTTCACATCAGCAGGAGAGCTAAGATGGATGTTGTGGATACCTTGGATAGGCCGAAAGTTGATACTCGCGGCTTACCTGAGGGATTCGATCCTCATTATTTATATGAGTACCGCATCCAAACCTTAGCTAAAAGTGCTACTGGTCTTGAGTCGTTTCTGTATAAGTACATCCCTATATCGTTGGTCAAGTCTTTCGCTTTTGCGATCGATCCGACTTCGCGGTTTAAGGTGTCTCCACACAGCATAACGGCGGTCAATAGGACTCGCTATCGCGGTACAGCCTCTGTTTTACAACAGAGATTTTATCGCAATATAGGAGAACAGCAATCTTGGGCACCCCAACCTAACTATCGGGGTGTTTCCAACTGCTGGGATCCGTCGCAAACCTACGGGCCTGTCAACAGGACTGACTTCACTGGGGGTTTAAATCCCCAGGTCGTTCTACCTGATGTCATCAAGGATACTACATCGCGTACACGTCTTATGGGTTCTGAGCAAGGTGAGCTTGAATTTTTCAAGTCTTACATAAACTCTCCTCCACGAGAAGTGCGCAGTGCAGTTCTGGATACCGGGATCTACGATCCTGGTACTTACCCACCCACCGATCCTTGCATAGTACTCGCCCATGGCGATGCCTATCGTAGGGATGGTGGGAGGGAAGAGAGATCTGCGTCGATCTTTCCAACCGGCAGCATATTGTCATTAGGGGTCTACAATGCACTTGTTGCTCAGGAGATTAACCGTGCTAAGGCTTATAGCCAGAAACACTGTCTATCCCTCTTATTAGGGGTGAATCCCGCAAAACGGGATTACACACTCTTTCGCAACATAGTGGAGCTCAGAGATTACAATAGGTCAGTTGCTTCATTAAAGCAAACCCTAACGAATCTCAGAGCCCTCTACGTTTCCTTATCTAAGTCGCCTTCTTTGAGAAAGATTGTTTTCGATCTCAAGAAGACTTCTAAAGATATCCCGAATGAGTATTTATCATACCATTTTGGGTGGAAGCAGACATGGAAGGACCTTAATGACTTGTTGGCTGCCCCGGCTAAGATCTCGAAGAGGGTTAATTTCCTCATTGAGCGCTCGGGCAAACCAACGACGTTGAGAGGGCTTCGTAAATCGGAGTTTCTCGAGACGGATGTCTCAGGTTTCGACTACGAGATAACTGGACTTGAGTATAACAATACAATCAAGTCTAGTCTTAAGGGGAGTGTAGAAACTCGTATTGTTGTAAATACGAAATTCGACTTCCCGAAAGCAAATATCCCGTCATTCCGAAATGAAGATTTCTTATTTCGGATTGGAGCCATTCCAAGTGTAACGGACGTCTATAACTTAGTGCCGTGGACTTGGCTTGTTGATTGGTTTACTGGCTTTGGCAATTACCTCGAGTTGATTGAGGCAATTAACAACGACAGTTCACTGATCAATTGGGGTATGATCACCACTAAAATTACAGGTGAACTTACCACAACGCTACAGTCGCATACCGATACGTACCAGCGTTACAATGGTTTCCCTACTGTGCCGCCGTCAACTCACACTGAGCGGACGTACATACACAGTAGCACATTGAATTACGAGTGCCAAACTCGTAATGACGTTGCTACGATCCTTGATGTGAAACTAACTTCTGTACCGTCAAGTCTGACGAATTTTCAGAAGTCTATACTGGGTGCTCTATTAGCACAGAGAACCCAACATTCCAGGGGCGACACATTCCGTGTTCGTTCCTAAAATTTATTTCACAAGGAGACGTCTATGTTAGCAGATCCCGTCACTGTTACCGCCGCTTCCCCGACTCCCCAATTGGTCTTGGCAGTTGTCAAGTCCGATGGGTACGGGTCTGAGCGAGTTGATACTGGTGGTGCTGGTTATCAAACCATCATCAACCATACCAAGCCTAAGGGCGGTGGCTCGCGCCACTACGTACAGATCGTCCAAAGTGTGGACGCTGTCGACCCTTACTCCGGTCTGACACGGAAAGTAACTGCTTCCGTGTCAATCACAATCGCACGACCGTCATTCGGCTTTACTGACGCAGCTATGGTTGCGCTGGCCAAGGCCTTGACGGATTTCCGTGACGACAGTGAGGTGACAACACTGCGACTGTTGCAGTTCCAGTCTTAAGGCCCTACAAGGGAGGACGATCATGTCCAACCATGGGTCTTATCACATGGATATAGCAATAGCCGCTCTTTCTCGTACTGTCATCACAGTTGGTCTCCTTGCCTTTATGGCTTGGGGGTTTGCTGGGTGTACCGCCGAGAAAGACAGGTCTAGAGCTGTCGACCTGAGTGTTAAGGGGGCTTATTCTGTGCCCCCAGGAGCTGCTGACCAGACTCGGAATCAACTACCTCATGGAGGAATTGATGAAAAGTCCGATCCTACTCCTACGAAGCCTCAATAAAGATATCTTGAGGCTATGTCCTGCTGTGAAAGGCCTCGATCGTGATATCATCACGATCGAGAAGAGGTTCAAAAATGAGGACTTCGGTTTCCTATCCGTAGCCCTACCCGCTTTAGGTGATGCCTTTACAAAGGGCATTGCCTTCGGCGAGTTCACCTGTCCCTTTGGCTTTAAACGGGCCAAAGGGCAAGCTATCCCGAGATTTCTCTCAGGTGTGCTCTGTGAAGTTTTTGAACCGCTCTCCGGGAAGCTTAAAGAGGACGCCGACTTGGGCGTAATAAAGTGTCTACGTGAGATGCTTTATCTCTTTAAGAAAACTCAGGTTTCCGCTAGTGAAGAAGAAAATCTTCACAAGAAGGCTGTTGCTGAGTTTTTCCGATGTGATGACGAAGCCGCTAAGGTAATTATACCGGACGGTTACGAATATCACATTGGCCTTGTGTCTCGTTTGGTTCTTCTGGGACTTAGTTCTATCCCAGTCGATGATATACCATACAAGCACGGTCCCGGAGCTGTCTTCGAAGGTTATAAGGCCAATCAGAAGTGGTCAGCCTTGACTGAATCAGTAAGGAATGCTGATTCGGTCCTCGACGACTGTGGCTACGACGATTTCGGAGTGTCCCTCACTGAACTTTCAGAGAGGTCCGTTATCGGCGAGTCGAGTAATCGAGTTTACTCCGAAGATAGAGTCTCTGGACGCACTGCTAGACTGGTCACGGTGCCGAAGAATTCGACATCGCGACGAACGATTACTGTTGAGCCAATGTTGAACCAGTTTGTTCAGCAGGGACTCAACACCTTACTCCGGAATGAAATTAGCCGGTGTTCGGTGCTCAGTAATTGTCTAGCACTTACCGACCAAAGCAAGAATCAACAACTCGCTTTGGAAGGCTCCCTATCTGGAATGTGGGCAACCATTGACCTTAAATCGGCGTCGGACTTGCTCAGCGTTAAGCTGGTTGAGACCGTCTTCGATGGTCACGGTCTTTTCTTTGACCGTATGATGGATTGCCGTTCGACCTACATAGAGTCCTCCGTAATTGAAGGGCATATGTTGGCCAAATTCGCAGGTATGGGTAACGCCTTGACTTTTCCAGTGCAGTCCGTCTGCTTTGCGGTAGTTTGCATCGCAGCAATTTTGGACCAGTGGGGTTTAAAGCCCACCATGGCAAGAGTAAGGCGCGCGTCCAGGCAGATCCGTGTGTTTGGTGATGATATAATCATCCACACGGATTATGCTCAGCAGTGTGTGAACTGGCTTGAGGTCGTTGGTTTAAAAGTCAACGTCAACAAGAGCTTCCTGGTCGGTAACTTCCGGGAAAGCTGCGGGGTCGATGCATATAAGGGAGTCGACGTGACTCCTTTGTATGTCCGGACCCGGCCAGATCAAGAGTCTGAAGGGCCAGACTCAATCGCGTCGCTAGTGGCGACCAGTAACCTTGCTTGGTTACGAGGTCTATACAGCTTCGCGACCGCACTCGCCGAGGAGGCTGAGTTCCGGTTAGGAACCAAACTCCCTCTAGTTGGCGTTTCGTGCGGCGGTCTTGGGCTGCATACTCGTCTTGACTCGATGAATCCTACTCGTTGGAACCATCGATTGCATCGGTTCGAAACTCGAACTTTTGCACTGAAACCGCTGAAAAGGCGGGATCGGTTAGACGGCTATGCCGCACTCCTCAAGTTTTTCCATGTTCCTCTTCTTGGAAGAGACGTGGGCCACCTTGAGAAGTCCCCCATCCGGTATAAACTCCGGTTGGTTCAGACTTGGGTGCCTACTTACGTAGGTTAAATCTTTTTGCATTTGCAAAAAGTCAGAGATGGCATCTTTTTGAGAACCGTCCTTCCTAGGGCGGGCTTTATGTCAAGTAGAAACTTAACATAATTCTCAAAAAAGCTTCTTAGGCCCCCGAGCGCCC